ATGAGACTTCATTATCTTAAGAAAGGCACGCGATACGTGCACATACAAACCGACTTGTTTGAAGATCATCAAGACTATTCGGATATAAGTGGTATGTACAATCAGAGGTACATTTTTTCAGAAAAGAAAGAAGGCGCGATGGAATTCCAAACCAAAGACGCTGCGGATCGATATTTGTTTTTAAATAAAAGAAAGCTGAAAGGTTTTAGTGTTGTGATGGAATAGGCTTTAAATTATGCACTTATTTAAATTAACAGATCAACAACTTACACAGATGCTTATTCCAAAGCGTTTTATCCCTCCTACTCCACCAGAGTATCAGGATAAAAATATGGCATATGTGTTTGATAGCGAAGATTCATTTAATCTTACTTATGATGAACTTGTAGAAATCATAAGCAAAGCAAGACAAGCAGGTCCACGTATGGCATCTGTGCTTGGAACGGTTAATTAAATTTATATATTGTGAAAATATATGCGCAAAATATAGATAAATTCTAAATTTTTGCGCATAAATATTCTCAAAATATTGCAGCACTCATTAAAGTGCTTTAACACAAATACCAACGTTCACATTACTGTTTATAGTATTTGCTGAACAGCCTGAGAATAATAGACAAAGAATAGTTATCGCAGCTGCTAATTTTGATCTTTTGCATTGATGGATAATCATCACGGACTCCTCAATGCTTTCTCAAAAATCACTGCATAGTTAGCAACATCTTGTGCTCGATCAGTTCCATTGATGATTCGTCTAGCTGAGAAATAGTTTTTAGATGTTGCATTAATATAGTCAGAAAGGCTCTTACCAGTGAAAACACCGTTTTTCATGCAATAGACCATAATCTTTGCAGCGATTTCAGGGTTTAATGCCAAATCAGGATTATTGAATAAATCAATTCCTAAAGCCTTGCCTACTCGCTTGTAATTATCCGTACCTGTGATTTGTGTATAGCCGCGTCCTCGGTATTTAAAGCCATCACCATCCAATGCTTGTGTATTGCCAAGACGCTTAGCTAACGATCCTGAATCATACTTATCAAAGTATTTAACACTCCCATATTCGGTGATTGGTTGCATTGTTTTGTTGGTTTCATGCCATGCCGTAGCAAGCATGTATGCAGCTTGTGGGTATGTAATTTCCTGTTCTTTATCAAATACTGAAACTAGAAAATTAATACCTTTAACTTGAGACTCGGTTAGTTTTCCAAATTCAGCACGTAAAATAGCAAAACCTTTTTCTGTCATTTTCATGTTTACTTTCCTATGGGCGTAAAAAAACCGCCCTAAGGCGGCATGATTTGGATTTATTAAAATTTGTCTTTAAAGTCTTTTAGCTCTTCACCAACTTCTAAAATATTCTTTCCTTCTCGGTCATTTACGTATTTAAAGAACCATCGTGCAATAGCCCAGAAAGGCAAGCCAGATACAAAGAAAATTCCCCCGATGGCACATACCCCAGCCCAAGTAGTTGCATAATCATGTATAGAAAAATACTGAATAACGAAACCACCAGCCCCAATACTGCCTATCACTGTCGTGATTAGGCTCACTACCCACTCGCTACGTGAGCGCGGCATACGTGTCATCACAACAACTAAATACCCCAATGCAATTACGATAGCGATAAATACCCCAAGACCATGCATTTTGATCGCTACTGCACCTGCCCCACTGCTTACTGGCTCTGCCATTTTTACTTTCTCCAGATAATAAAAAACCGCCATTCGGCGGTCATATTTATGTTTTAAGATTTAGCTTGCTGCTCTTGATATAGCAGTTGGTGGTAAATGGAATGTAGTATTAGCCCCTGTTGCTGCTGAACTTGCAGATATATTCATATACAATGATAAGAATATACTACTAGATAAGAAATCAAGACTAATTGTTGTTCCATTTCCATATAATGTAGATCTTTGCAAAACCCAGCTTGGATCATACCATGACATATCAGGTAATAAAGAAGATTGGGTTAAAACAAAAACATTATCTCCAGCAACAGCATTTGTTTTAAATCTAATTCTTCCTCTTACCCAAATACTACCGTCAATCTTAGCAACTTGAAAACTTGTATTAGGTATATCCACTTTACTTGAAACTTCAACACCAGTTGTTGTTGTAATATTAACCCAAGTAGCTCCAAGAGTATTTAATTGACCTTGTGCTTTCCCTAATGCTGTTACAATATTATCAGTAGCAACAATAGGTGAAGAGTTTGTTGTAACAAAACCAGTAAGCGGAGTTGCTCGTACTCGTGCTTCAGTAAAGTAAAGATTAGTTCCTTCCGCAATAACTGAAGTTGTTGAATTGCCTGCAAGTGCAGTCGTGCTTGTGTTACCTAAAGCTAAAGAAGTCTTGTTGTTTAACTGCCCTTGAAACTTACCATGTGCTGTTACAATGTTATCTGTATCAACAACAGGTGCATTCTGTAAAACTAATCCAGTTAATACAGTAGATCTGACCCGTGGCTCGGTGAAATAGAGCCTTGTACCCTCTGTGATGTCGCTCGTAGTGCTGTTGTGTGGATTGCCTTGGGATTGGCTATGATCGTATGCAGTCTTACCTCGATCTCCACGATAAGCAGTCTCAGAGGTGTCTCCAAGGGCAACACCTCCACTACTAATCACAACATAGAGCATCCCACTCCAGCGATAAGTTTTATTAGATGTAGTATCTACATAAATCTTGCCTGATTCAGGCACATAAGGCTGATTATTCAAGTCATTGAAAGTGGTAGGATTGATGTATGTACCCTCAAGCACATCATCGACAAATGAAGGTAACTGCGATGCAGGGACCTTACCATCGACCAAATCAGCTTTTAAAGATAAAGCTTGATTTACAGACTGAGCATTCGCTTTTAAATCAATCTGATCTTGAAGTAATTCGTCTTGTTGATCTACATAAGCCTTGTTTGCTTTTGCAGCCACAGCACTTGATAAGGATGTAAATTGTGCATCCACATCAGCACTATTTGCTTTAAGTGCTAGTGCAGCATTTACGTCATCAGCATTGGCTTTCAGATCAACTTCAGCACTAAGCGAATCAACATTTTCTTGTACAGCTTGAGCAGATCCAAGCGAATCTGCCCCAACATCTTCGGCTGATAGTACAACTGTTCCAGTCTTGCCGTTTACTGAATTAACAGGGCTAACTACGATAGATTGTGTATTTATTTTCAAGACAGTCTTTTCTGTTTGAATCGTCAATTTATCCATGTCACCCCCTAATCACTGTAACTGGTATTAATGTACTCACACGTGCAGCTCCAAGGATTCGTGTCAACTTGATTTGCAAATCGCCAATTAACCAATCCACTGTACTTTCCGCAGATATAAAAAAATCGCCACGGTTGGCGATCTGGTCTGCTTTGGTCACTATCAATGGTTGTTGCCACGACTGGCTCAATGTTTCTATTGTTGCTTCAAATTGAATGTCAGTTAAATCAATTGGCTCATCATTTTCATTATCTAAGTGGCACTGATAACTGAATGTATCGCCTCGGATTATTTCTAATCCATCGCTATCACAACCCATAACCACCTCACTAGGTTTTGATAATGTACATTAATGCGATGTTTCGAGGTCGTGTCTCATTACCCCCCGTTGAACCAGTTTGATAAGTTGTAGATGTCGGTGGCCCACCTACTGTTACTCTACCAATGCCTAGCTCATCATCATTTGTTAAAATATCGTGCGCATGGCTTTTTAGTTCATCAGCTTGATAACTACCCAATGTTCGACCAGCATCAATACCACGCCCATGGTCCCACCCACGGACAAACTCACCCCTTAAATCAGGTAAATTAAATGTAGTTGAACCATCACCAACGCCATAAGTTGTCCCGAATAATGCAAACAGGGCTGAATAAGTAGTACGTGAAATAGCTTGTCCTGCAAGTTCTAAATATCCTGCTGGCACAACTGGTGCACACCATAAAACAGTTGCACCTGGTAACACTGAAGCAATGCTTTCGATATTTGCTTTATTTGTATTTACTTGATCAATAACTTCATTAATCTTAGAAGTTAAAGAATTAAATAAAAAATTAAACCATTGTCGTGCAGGCTTTAATGCAGCTGGAAAACCATTCGTTTGATTCAGACCAGTAATATCTTTTTCGCCGTTCTCAGCAAACTCAATTAAATTGTTAATATCGGTCATTTAATAAGACTCCTCAATCCAGAAACCACCCTCATTAGGGTTACTTAATTCACCAAAACCTAAACTGTCAGGTTGATCTTCCCACCCAAAACTTTCAAACCAATTTGTGAAAAACTTAACACCCACGCCTGCTGGCTTAGGCAGCATTACATGGATTAGCTGTCGTAGTGGAATTGACATAGATGAATGGACTCCAATACCAATCCACATCAAACCACTATCAAAAGCGGTATACTGCTCATCTGTAATAAGATCTAAAATTTCGTAAGCATCAAATAATGAGCAGATACAACTATTTTTATAGATTTGTGCTTTGATAACATTTCTTAAGAGATCTGTTTCAATGGTTCCAGTTGCATACCCTGTTTGCCCCGACTCCCTCCAGTGCCCACCAATATCTGGATCATCCAGCTCACCAAAAGGTAAGGCTTCTGATTGGCCATCGAAACCAAACAAAGGCAACGCAACGGCGTTTTGTATTGCGGTTGGTGCTCCAACCCACATGGCAATAATTAAAAGCTGATCACCTGTAGCGGTTTCAAGATCAAAATACGAGGGTAAACTTTGAATTTTATCTTTGATGCCAATAAAAGGGTTTAAGGTACCTTTAATCATTGCCTCAAACTTTGGTTTGTTTCTGTGCTGACTTGTTATCAGCTTTAGATAACCGTCAATATTCATCAAGAAACCCCTATAGTTACATCATTTAATGTGCAAATTGCTAATTCAGTAAACCCAAGATCTAAACTAGATTGATCATTTACAGTTATCTCGAGCACTTCATAGCTTAGCGAATCAGCACTACCATTTAGGGCTGCTGCAAGATCGAGTCTTTTAGATGTGATTTGCCCACCTATGTCAACGCTATTAATATAATCAACCAGTGATTGCTTAATCTTTGCTCCTATAGCATCGCTGTATGTGCTCATTGCTCTGATCGAAACATTCACGATTATTGCTAAGGTTGTAGGGCGATAAAATCGAATAACTGAAGGATTATTTTTAGAATCTAAGACAGTACGACTAATGTTACCAAGCGTAGTGCATCCCATAGTCTTTTTACGCTTGATTACTTCTGCAATTTCTTGTTCATCTCCACCAGCAACAACAAACGCCATGCTATGCGGTGACATACCAAGATCATTAACCTCACTGGTCTCATTTTCATATTGCTTATAATGAGTGACATTTTCTAATGAGGCGATTGCACCCATAGCTCCATCTAATAACCCTAATGATGGAATAGAAACAGACATAGAACGTCTACGGCGTAGAGTTGCATCATTTTCTATAGGATTTCCAAGAACCGCAGCGTTAGGATTGTCTACACTCAACCAACCGCGTGTAGGCGTAATGATTTTATTAATACTGTGAGGGGTTGCAGATATTGCGCCTAGATCTTCACAGGTAGCATTCACAGTGACAGAACCAGTGTTATCAATAATAACAACACTAGGTAATAACCATCTGTGAGTACCATCGCTCACAATCCCATTATTAATCGTTGTGCCAAGAGTACCAGTCAGCACAACTGGTGCTGTTGAATTGGTTGCAACTGCGCGGGAAATCCCATTGAGAGCCACGTTTCGAGAAAGCGCATCAGTTAATGAGTTTGCAGGGCTAAAAGAGTTGTATACACCTACAGCAACGGCGGCTGTATCGCTTATTGCTCTTGAAATTAAAGCCAGAAATTGACCATCTTGGCTATCATTCTCTAGGTATACATCATCACCATAAATCAATTTATATTGGGCTTTAATGTCACTTAAAACTTCATCAAAAGTACTTGCAGTAATCCCATTCTCGTCAATTGTGATATAGCTCATAAAGACTCCTGCAATATTGTTTCGCCATAAATTGTATTTATCGTGGTCTGAATATTTAGCTTTCTGGTATCTGGGTCATATTGAGTATAAAAATCTACGATTTCAGTGACTCCAAAAGTGCCCAGAATCCGCTGCTTAATCACTTGCTCATACAACAGACTGGTACCTCGCCCAAGAACTTGATCAAGCCAATCCGTACCATCCTCAATATTTAAAAACCATTCATTCACCCAAAGCTTTAAGCGAGTCAATGCTGCTTGCCCTACGGCGTTAGAGGTATTTTTATGGAAGTTCGCTTGGCTATTTCCAAAAGAGTAATCGCCATTTTCATCAAGTTTTCTATAGCGCATAAAAAAAACCACACTTTCGCATGGCCCTCTGTATTAATTAGTGACTACTGCTCTGGTGGTCCCGATGTATCAGGTCCAGAGCGAACCCCAGTTGTAAGGTGGCTCAATAAGCTAACCGTCTTAGCAACAACATCAGTCAATGACTTAATTAAACCAGTGACAGTTAATCTTTTAGTGATTTCAACATCCGCATCTATCTTCACCTTAGCTGCTTTCATATTGATTTCATTGGTTACTGGATTCAACTCAATAAAAGCCCCCCCATCTTCAGTGCGTATTTGAAGAGCTTCTGTAGAAATATTTTTAACTCGGTTTGGCTGCGACTGTGGAGCAAATAAAGCAAATCCATCAGATAAATCATGTTTACGATTATCAAATGGGTTTTGGATACCTCCATTTTGCCACCATAAATCTATGCATCGATCCGCAAAAACGACAAGGCATTCATCACCTTTATTTATCGGGTGAGTAATCACACAACCGCCACCACGCGTGAACATAACAGGTACATCTTGTAATACAGGAATTTCCTCCATTGAGATTGTACCGTCCTCTTTACGCATAGGAATTCGTATAGTTGGCTGAGCAGTAATAGTAACTTTGTCTGAATCATAACTGACTACAATACATGGAAGCGTGACCCAAAAACCTGCTTTTAGTGCATTCAACATATCTTTAAATGTTCGGGTCTGGTCATTGACCAATTGATTGGTTTCAAACGGCATTTTGTACCCCCTGAATTGCTACGCCTGAAATAGCTTGAACAGCATTTACACCAGTACCAACAATACTTGTATTCCAAACATCGCCACGGGTATCTCCATCGTGTGTTACTGCCACAACGTTGTAATAACCATCAGCACCAAATGCCTGTTTAAATGGCTGATCTATCCCTTGTTGACTATACGTTGTATCGTAGTTTTCAGTCTGAACGAGCGTTGAATCAATTTGCACCTGTGACCCGATTTTAATTTTCGGATTCATAAGACATTCAGCACGCAACCCACTCATTGTGAGTTGCGGCATCCCAATTAAACCTGTAGACGGCTTTAAAACGTATGCTTTTACATCAGCGGGCCTGTTTCTCTCTACGATGGTAATTTCATTACCGTCATATCCAAAATCTTGATTATTATTTTCCGCATATTGCTGTAAATATTCGGAAGCTAAGCCGAAATAGGTTTTACCTCTTGGTGCTTCACTTTGATTTGCTGACGGCGCGATGTACCCAGTCTTTGCACCATTTGCCTTGAAAGATTCAAGAATAGCTTGTTTCTCTTGTTCAAGAGTGCGACCCGCTGCCAAAGGGCCCTTAACAACTGCAAAGTTATGTTGTGTGTCTGCATTCTGGGCGATAATACAAAGATAGGTATCAGTAGGTGACTCACGACCACGTCTAAACTGGAATACTTGACCTTGAAATATCAGCCCAATATTACCCTCATAACCTGCATATAGCGCGAAGTCTTGCCCTGTTCTAAATTCGCCGTCCTCTCCTTTGAACTTATTCATTGTTTCTACGGATAGGTTGTACACATAAACTTCGGCTGTACCAGGTTGACCTACTAGAGCCTGACCAACACTAAATACGATTCGAAATTCAGAAAAATCCAAGGCATCCGTTTTACCTTTCTCAATTCCTACAACTAATTGACAAGCACGTTTCCAATTTTCACTCATGGATCCACCCAATATAATTTAAGTGTACTGCCTACGCTTTTATAGTCAGGATTTTCCAAGCCATCGGTATAAACCCATAGCTCGCCTTTGATTAAATGTTGATATTGCTTGATTAAATTAACCCCTGTTACAACGGCGATACCGTTAGCTAAAGGCAAATCTGCTACATCATGAATATCTAAAAACCAACCGATTGGATCACGCCATATCAGCCTTAATTTGTAAGTTTTGCCATTAAGTGTGGTGTAAAACTCTTGCGATCCAGTTTGTAAAGGTAGTTCAAAAATAGCCATTATTGCCCCACTATATATGCGCCGCCCTTAGCGTGTTCACCTGTAACTTGACCCAAGACTGATACCTCGGCAGGTTTAGGTTGTACTACTCCTGCATCTGCCGTTGGTGCGGTCACTGCTGGCTCTTTTTGTTGTTCAATTTTTAAATCGGTCTCTTGTGTAGACGTGATAATGACCTTCTTTAGAGTCATCGTGACCAATAAAGCGTTTTCAGTATCTAAATCGGTTGTAACTTTTAGAGACTTAATTAGCATGTTTGTATACAGACGCTTGCCTGTCATTACTACTAATCTTACGGCGTTCCGTTGAAGCGCTTGCAATGCTTCATACACGGCGATCAATGAAGGAGATCCAGCTATAAAGCTATTGCCTAAAAGATTATTTAATTTGCCTGCACTTTCTGACCAACCCAATTTAATTGTTACTTCTGGCGGATTCATATATGCATGGTCAGAAATAGGCGACCCCGTTTCGACTGGATGCTCAGTAATATTCAATTCATCACTATGCTGTTCCTCAATCGTAACATCAGCAAATAGCCCCATGATTGTTCGCTTCTTTGCAAACAAAAGTGAGCCTACAGTTTCAATCCCAGTGTTATATTGTGCTGCTTGGCTCAGTGCCGATTGCACTATTGCTGGTAATGCCATATTTTTCTCCAGGCAATAAAAAACCACTCAAGAGAGTGGCTTTAAGGATTCAATTAAAAATATCTTATTTAAACATCAATGAAATCTTCTTCAAGAATTGCATCATTTGGCAGCAGCATTGGGTTGTGCCAACTAAGTTCTAGTAAAATAATTTTTTTACCCATTCTTCTTAGTTGTAGCACCCATTCAGATGTTTTGAATTTCCCATGCGTGGGAGTTTCCCACCGTGGATCACCAATATGAACATGCCAAAGATTGTATTTATTTGCTTTCCTGATTAAATCATCTCTATTTTCATAATTCTCAGGAACTCTATTTGATGGGGCAACTTTTCCTACCCATCCCTTAAATCCATTAACTTCATAATGGTCAATAAAATCATCAATCAAGTCCAATGTATTTTCTGAATATGATTCTACATAATATTTATTAAAGGTTAAGCCAAAAGCAATACTGTATTGTTCTACTTGTTGATTAGATTTCTCTTCGCCCATTCTCGTCTTTGCTCGCGGGTTAAACCTCGTGGCATTGTAAACGATTCTTCCTCAGCTAATCTAGCTAAGTTATCTATATCAAAGTACTTTTCTTGATTAACAGTTCTAGGATTAATTTGAAGAGTAAATTCTTGCCAAAAGCGTACAGTAGTATTACCACCATAATAATAAACAAGGCGAATTGAATCTTTTTTGATGATATGCAATTGAAAACTTCTTTTTTCAGGTACAACAAAAGCCTGATACGTGTTGCCCGTATCTTTCAAGCAAGTAGCTCTATCCATTGTTTTTGCTCGGACTGTTTTCATTACACCAACCCAAATTATATCGTACCATATAATCCATAATACCACTTTTATGCTTTTACGCATAAATTTGTGTATATTTTATGCGTGAATTAAATGTTAACTTTATGGAATGTTAAATGAGCGACCCTAGACCACGATGTCCATATTGCAATAGCAAACAGACACGATATACACCAAGTAAATCAGGTTTTTTTACATCAAAATATACCTGTAAAGGTTGTGGAAATAATTTTGAAATTGAAAACTTTAGTTCAGATGAAAATAAATCAAAAAGTAGCTGTCTAGGCTCTATCTTTAAATTATTTCTCTTTGTAATTGCTGTTGTTGTTGGAATATCAATTTTTATCGCAATTGATAAAGGCAAGTCTGATAAAGAACAATCCACAACAGAGAGAAAAGTAGATCAATCTCATATTCAGGATATTGAAGAAGCTGTGGAAGCTGAACGATCAGAACATGCAGCCCATGACTACATCCCAACTGAGAAAGATTACAAGGATTTCGAACAAAAACAAAAAGTCGAAAAATCTGATAACCTAACTACAGTTGAAACAATTAGAGAATCTCAATAATGAAAAAACTACTCCTACTTTTATGCTGCACATTTAGCCTTGGGGCATATGCCGATGTTGATTGCGAATTAAAGTCAAAAACACCAAGCGATGTAGCAACATGCTTTCAAAAACAATCACTAAATGAAGTTACCCAAAAATACAATCAATTACTTTCTAAAACTAAGAAAGAAATGCCATCCGATAAATTTGCTGCAACTTCATTGGTAAACTCACAAAAATCATGGCTAAAATATCGCGATAGTTATTGCGAAACATATAGCACCTACCATCAAGAGATAAATAACCATGCTAATTGCATTGTTGACCTAAACAATAAGAGAGCTTTACAACTACAGAACGATATTGATTCGTTTTAGTCAAAAACACCTTTTGCATTTCTACTCATTTGAAGATTTACGGCGTTTTGTTCCTGTTGAACAGTTTTAGCTGCTTTAACAGGATCCGAAACCCCTGAAATATGAATATCCGTTTTTTGATGCAGTTCAACCTTTTTACTAGAAGGGTTTGAAACAGCATTGGCTGGAGTAAGATACGTATTCTTTTCAGGAATGCTCGCATTTTGAGCCATTCTAGCTAAACTCTCCTTATTTGCTGGAGTTCGAGCAACCGCTTCATTCTTGACTGTTTCATTTGCAGTTTTGTAATGCTTCATGTAAATACTGGCTTGTCTTTTTACAAACTGCTCTGGTGTTTCTCCTTTCCTCATTCCATTGTCTTTCATGGCTTGCAGTCCTTTTTTGCTTGCACCTTTTCCAGCTAAGGCTCTAGCAAAAGTTTCTGCGCCAATATTGTGGGCTAAATATAAATTCTCACCAGTAGCAGGCAAGCCGTACTTTTTCAGAATATCCGCATTTTGTTTTGCAAGTAAGCCTGTTGCTAATGTATTAATTTTTTTATTCCATCTTGGGTCATCTGACTTTCTAAAATTATTTTTAGTAATTTTAGTCATTCCTATTTCATCACCCTCATTAGTTCCCACAAGACCATTCCATGTACCTTTAGTGAATTGTCCAGTGCCAATCGCCCCTGTTGGAGACATTTTACCTGTCCAACCTGCTTCCATTTTGACAAAACCACGGAGAACATCCTCAGGAATATTGTATTTCTTCGAAGCTTCTTTGATATAACCATCTACATCATTTCCGAAACTAAACTTATATTTCCCTGTATTCACCCCAGTCTTTTCATTAGCATCTTGAATGATATTATTGGCAGTATCAGAAACAGCTTTAGCAGCTGCGGTGGTTGCACTTTGAATAGCAGCTTTGGCTTGTTGTTTGGCTTGTTCTGGATCTTTAATCGCATTTGCAACACGCTCTACGATGTTTCGAGAAGTCCATTCAACGACTTTGTCATAAGAACCCTTGCCAAATTCAATCCAGCTTTGAGCCAAATTTCGTAACTGTTCAGATAGGGTTTTGATTGACTCTATCGCACTATCTAAACCATTGGACCATTTACTCCAGTCGATTAGAGATTCACCTCCATTCTTCCATGTTTGATAGTCATCCCAAAGCAGTGCAATTGCAGCTGCTAACGCAAGAACAATACCGATTGGGGATGCTAAGAACACCAATCGAAGTGCCTTAAAGATGTTTAGCAATCCTGAAAGCATTGGCAATAATTTTGCAAACTTGGCAACGGCGCTAAAAAGCCCACCAAAGACCAAGGTCAACATGGCAATTTTAAGCCCTGTTGCAAGGAATGATTTAAGCTGCGGATCGAGTTGACCAAACCAATGAATTACAAACTGAATAAGTTGATTTAATAATCTTAAAACAGGGATTAAAGCTTTGCCTGCTGTCATCAAAATGACTTCTAACAATGCTTTTAACTGCATCATCATGTCACGCCATTGATAAGCAAATTCTTGTCCTGATTTGGCTAGATCATCATTTAAGCCCATATCTTTGCGTAACTTTTGGTATTTCTCCATTTCTGAAGTAAATTTACCATCACGCATCGCTTGCAATGTGGTCTCATCAATACCCAAAGCACCTGCATAAGAGTTAGCTTTGTAATACTCCATGCCTTGTAATGTTTTTGATAAATCTTTCATTACCTCGACACGGTCGCGCATTTGCCCGTTTTGGTCTCGGGTATTTACTCCTAAACCTTTGAGCATTCCCTCATAACCAGGTGATTCACGTAATTTACGCGCAACACTCTCAAGAGATGAAATTGCACCTTCAGCACTACCACTCATTTGTGAAATGGCATCGCCGTAAGCTCGAATGTTCTCAGCAGATGCACCAATACGCTTGGATGAGTAATACAGTTTTTCGAGCTCATTCGCAGTTTTAGCCACGGCGATAACAGCCGTACTTGCCAATGCAATTAAGGCACGGCTTAATAACTTTGCTGACTTCTCATTACTATCAAGCGCATCTTTAGATTTTTTCGCGCCACTGTCATCCGTCTTGAATGTCAGTGCTACTAAGAAATCACGTATTACTGTACTACTCATGTTTAAATCCTATAGGCAATAAAAAAGCTGCCTTAATAAGCAGCTTTAATGTTTTTCACTTGCCAGACGTTCGTTATCAGCCACAACATTTAAAGCATCATTCATTAATGCAATGTCTGCCAAATCAAGGGTGCCGTCTTTCAATGATTCAAAACGGCACATCCCCTTAATTACGGGCCTAAGAAGCCAATCCTCTTGATCGGGCAAGCTACGCCAATTTATTGAGCTTCCGTCACTTTGGTCTGGCTCGTATGCAGACCTGCTATAAAATTTCCCAAGCTACTCCGTAAAACAGCGATTACAAGTGGGATAATTTCTGACATTTCCATATCATCAAATGCAGGTGCTTTACCGCGCCAAACCGCCGCAAAACCATCATTAGTTTTACGGCGAACAACCGACATGCATTTACTTAATACATATTCAGTATGCTCATCCGTCATTTCTGCCAAGGCTTCAGCAAAAGGTTGGAATGAAGGTGCAAGATTTTTAAGGGTATCAATATCTAATGACTCACCCTCTTTTAAATCGGTTAAACCAGAATCAACCAATTGAACCAGCAACGGCGCAATTGTTGGAATGATTGGAGCGATTCGGCGAGATACGTGTAATTGATCAAGGGCATTCAGTTTGCCAATTTGATATTTGTAATCGCCAATTTCAAGTAGGTCATTATTCACTGTATGCACCCTGTTTAATTTCTAATTTGATTGCATCAAATACCCATTCCACAATATCGCCGTCTTTAGCATATTTAAGATCTGGGCGTTTTTTGAAAGCACATTTAGAAGCCGTGCCATTATCCCCACTACCTACATGATTGAAGGTAATAGTATTTTTACCCCATTTTTTGGTATTGCCTTTTTGCAGATCATACAAATCTGAAAGCTTGGCATTTGCAGGGGATGTTTTGAGCAAGCGGATTGTGACTTGTCCAGAATTGTCACAGTGGAGAGAGTGCATACCCTCGCCATCTGCTCCGATAGTCATGGTGTTTTTGTCGTTGGCCATTGCAAAGCCAATCCCTTCCTCTGCAATGCCCGCACCATAACCTAAATCAATCGTTGCATCAGCATTGGTTAATGTGGCTGTCACATCTAAAAAACTATAAGTTGACATGCATAATTCTCCTTATCGATTCACATTAACGAGAACATCAACAGAGTGAATTGCTCCCGCAAGTTTTACTGCAACCTGAATTGGAGTTGCCTTACGTGCTTCTCGATCTGCTTGTGACTGTCCATCAATCGGGTTTGAATAGACGTAATAACCTTTTGTTAAGGTATCGCCTGTTTTTAATGTGCCAAATGAATCCCCATTCCATACACCCGGAGCAACAAGACCATTAGTAACAGCTTGCTCTAATGCATGTTCTAAAACAGCACAGTGGCGATTCATACCTGCTTCTGTTTGTGGGATCTTGGTTGGGCTGGTGTAATGCGCGTTCCAAAGTGCGGTTTGCAAATAGTTTTGCAACCAATCTAAGCCATGACGCTCATCAATGAATGTGCCACTACACATCACACCTTCTTGAATAATCGCCGTATCATTGTTGTACTCAGCAAAGACATTGCAGTTTTTGTTCTTTAAAGTCAGCGCTTCACTGGTGCGTAGATATTCAGCTGCGATGGTAGGCTCTTGCTTAAACTTAAGCGTAATCGTAGTGTTATTACCCAAGAAATTTACAGCAAAAGTACGTGCCAGAAGGGAAACTACTGCATAAGGTGATTCGCTAGAGTATTGAACTAAAGTACGTTCAAATTTCTGCTTTTTTAACTTATATGCAATATCTGTCGGCTCTGTATCACCTGTTGCTGGTGTTTTAACATCATCATCCTGAGTGGTAAAACCTGCAATACGATACGGCGAAGATGCTTCGATAAACTCTGCAACCGAAATAATATCGTTATCAGTTGCAATTGGGGCGGCTACTGCTAGCCCATACCATGCATTCGATGCATCTGCACATGCTTGGACAGCCTCCAATAAGGTCTCTGGTGGACTTGCTTCATCACCTGCTTGTACCCAACGACCGATATAAACAGTTGTTGGTCGCGGATTCTGAGCAAAGAATTTAATTGCTGCTGAATATTCTGGATCTGTAATCCCAAAGTCATCTGCAACTTCGCTAATTCCTGAATATGCTCGAATACGTTCACCTGCTCCAATCACAGGAGTAGAGCCAAGTATTAATAATGAGCCAAAGCTTCGTGTTTGAGCTGCAGGGGGTGTTAAAGAGATTTGTACATTAACAACCAAATCCACAGGTAAAGCTGCGGTCATACGATCTCCTAGCCCATATCAATATTGGGCGGTGTAAGTAGGTTTAAAACTGGATAATGGGTTAATTTTTTACGGCGCAAAGTGAACTGAAAATCGTATCGGCGTAACCATTGTTGATTGATTAGTTCTGGTACATTGCGGATAGGTTGAGAACGAACAAACGTGATTCCCAAAGGCTTGAGTTGATTGTTGTTTTGAGGAATAGTTAAACCTGATTTAAATGTTTTGGCTTTTGCTTCGGCATTGGGCCCATAAAACGAAACTAAAACATCGAATGTTTCATGGTTAATCGAATTACCATCCTCATCAAAATATGGTGAATCTGGATCTTCACTACTCACAACACCAATTGAAGCCCATGTAATCGTTGGCTCTGGTAATTTTGGCGTTTCTGGTTGCCATCGAGGGCGGACTAAATTCGGATTTAAACCTGTTAAATTTACAACATGGTTTTGCAATATATCCTCTAACCCATCATCACTAGGCAATGCTTCGCCATCGGGTGATAGATAACCACCCGTTGCACTGGTATTAGACATTTAAGAACCTGCGAATGGCTTAAGAACACAAACCGCTTGGATAAAACCCTTTCCAAAATGTGAATAATCATCAACGCTATTCACAAAATAATGCTTCCCGTGCCAACAAATTTCGTCTGAATCACGCCCATCTTTACCTGCAACAAGATTAAAACGTGTGACTATATTGATTGCACCTGATACCAAGGAACCATCTGGACGGCGATTTATATTTGTCCCATCATTTGAAGTAACAACACCAGAAAATTTGATTTTACATTCTTTGTTTTCAGCTCGACCTTTTTCATTAACTACTTGGGTTTTGCGAATACAAATAATGTTTTTGTCCATAAATCTTGGATCTTTTAAAACGTTGGTAACATTTAGTCTAGCCATCATCACCCCGTTTTCTAATGACGTACGTAATGCTCTTACGCATTTCGCCAGTGTCAATTAATGGTCGAACCAACCCCGCTTCAGGTGTACCAGAGTCTAATTGCTTCAGATACTCTTTAGCACCTTTCCTGCCACGGCGTGCTCGGGCTTTGATTGTTTCTATTGATAAAGGCGCAAGACTCGCTTCGACAAAATAAAGCCTTACTGCATTTTGAGCGATCATTCCAGCAGCATTGTAGTGTTTCATAACGCCGTCAGGATTCCCGTCTAATGCCGCATCAACCGCCTTACAAAGCCGATCTGCAATTTTCTCTTGTACTGAAGCAATACCAGGAATCAAAGTGGGTCTTGCTGGGATATTTTTTGCAGGCGATCCATGTTCATGCAAATAATAAAGCTGAGCATTGGTCATACCATCTGCATCAGTTCGGTTTTCACCGTGTGGGATGCCAACCAAAACCTCGTTATCCATCAAGTCCTTAATTGCCTCAAAAATACCTGTTAATCCTTCACCAGATATAGTGACACTCATAATTGAACGCCCCCCATTCCAACCATACGGATTAATTGATAAAACTGGATACCGTAGGTCGTCATATTCCAATGTCCAGCATCATCCAAAGTTATTTTTGAGACATCAAATGACACTGATACTTTATCAACCGACTTTGATGTTTCGACACCTTGTACTTGCCCAGCATTTGCAGAATCACCATTACTGGTGGCTTCTGCTTCTCTGGCATATAAAACAAGATAATGAGCAACAAAAAGCATTTGACCTTCATCATACAAATCAGCCCAACGGCTTTCGTTCATCATTTTTTTTGAAAAGTTCAACCAAAAATTAAACTGCGCCGTTGGATAGACATCTTTATCTGCAAATACAGGAAAAGCTTGTCTAAAATCTGATTCGTTGATCATGGTTTATTTTGCCTTTTCTTGTTCTTTGGGTTGTTCAGGTTTGGTAGCTGCATCCAACTTAGCTTGGAGATCAGCGATCAAATTGTCTTTTTCTGCAAGTTTTTCTCCTGCTTCAACAAGTTGATCTTTTGAATCCTTAAGCTCGATTTGCAATTTCTTCAAGGCTTTTTTGGCTTCATCCACTTCAAGTGCTTCATCAGAGATTGGCTGAGAATGTGCTTTTACATACCAATGCTCAGCAACTTCTTTATCAACCTCTTGTAAGCCAGCATCCAATGACACTGACTTTTCTTTACTTAAGTGAATTGTTAAGGGTTTTTCTAACAAAATCTTTACTTTAGCCATGATTACACCCCATCAGCGTAGTAAGCAGTTTCAGGATATACCCATTCAACTACACCCAAACGACCAAAATAAGTCGTCAATTGACGCAAATCACGGTATTCAAGAGGAGTACGTTGTAAAGGTACTAATGGGAAACGAACACGATTTTCATCTTGCGTGTAAGTTACGATTCGATCTGTTCCCGCTGCACCACGCCCTGTTAACCATTTCAGCGGTTGAATATCTAATTCACGCCCATTAACAGAGTTAGATAAACTATTCTTTTTCAAGAACTCAAGAATAGAAATATTCCCCGCATTTGACACAATACGGCTAGTCAACAAGCTAAATTGCACTGGTGGCAATAACAACTTATCAGGGCATACGGCGAAACCTGATGCAACCCAAGCTTGGTTAAGGATTAAATTCACATCATCAAGGATTTCTTGAGGTGTTTTATTTTTCCAAAGTGCTGAACCGCCCGCACCATTTGGCACGTTGGTAGAGCCTACCAGTGTAGAGTTCACAAGACCTTTAACACCTAAGATGCCATCACCGATATAGACTTGCTCATCTACATCCATGTTGTACTTAAGCATCATGCCGTTGTACTTTTGCACATCAACAGGACGACCAACTTGTTTTGCAGACTCAAGTTCTGGAAGTGTCCAGCCTAATTGCATACCCCATAAACTTAATGGGTTGGCTGTTTTGCCGATGTCTAAAGCAATACCTTGAATAGCATCGGTATCTTTACCAATCCAAGATTTACCATTAGGTGAAGCACCACCAGCAGCAGCAAAGGTGCTGTTAGTGAAAGATGATGTTTCATCTGCAATAGATACATCAGAGCGCAAATCAATATCACGTGACCACGTTACACTTGCCAATGGCTCATGCATGCGCTGATCTAAGCGTTCAAGTTCACCAACTAGGAATGCACCTGCACTATCAATTGTTCGTGAATCAAAGGTCATCATTTGGTCGCGCGTTTGTGCACGGATGGTACCTGACGAACCCATTGCAACAGCAGCAGCCATAGATCGAGCTAAGAGTAATTTACTCATCTTATTTTTTCTCCATGCACAAAAAAACCACCGTATAGGTGGCTGTGCGAGCAATATTTAATTTAGATGTTGTATGAGATTTCTACATTACCAGCCGCATCAGCATCGTGCATAAAGATGGCATTAGTAAGCGCAATCGTGTTTGTACTATCTGCAACTGCTTCAATCCCGCCGATAGGTTTACCTGCCGCTGCATTCGCTACACGAACATAAACAGTACCGCCTTTTTTCGCCGTCCCTGCATTGCAAGAGACTGTCATATAGCCACGGCGCAAAACGTCTTGAATACCTGATGTTGGTGGTGTTGCTGGTCCTTGTGCATTAGTCGTGCTTTGCACTGGATACGCTCGAACTAGCAAGCCGTAAACAGCAGTATCAGATGACCCTAAAGGAGCAAAATTACCATTTGTATCCAGCTTTCCAAACAAACCATAAGCAGCAAAACTACCTGTGATTGGATGAGCTTCGATTGTTGATTGACTCTTGCGAGATACATCGCCCGGAATGCCGCTTGGCATACGATATAAAAATGCATTACCCATTTCATTTATCCTTATTTGTTTCGATTAGCCCAGAACTCGCGGTTACGAGCGTTAATATCTGCAACAGTACTTGGAGCGCGCCCGAAGTCTTTTGTCGAAATACCTGAACGAACACCAAGTGAATTATTTTTTTGTTTAACCAATTCGGATGCGCCGATAAAAGCAGTATCCAGAGTAGCCGCCGTCATAGAGTCAAAATTAGTATTAGCACCGATAAAAGGACTAATAGCCGCTTGGCCATCTTTGGTTGAGTAAGCTTGCTTCAATGCTTGACGCTTAATACTTAATACTTTTTTACCTACATCCTTTGCAGCACTATCCAGAGTCGGAATAGCAATACCAGGCGCTAAGATTTCAGCACGTGCACGAACTTCCGCTAACGAATCACCTGTATGGTTCTGAACACCTTCTTCGGATAGTTTCTTGGCTTCTTCAGCTTTCAAAATATCGTCTTTGGTTTTTTCATCATCAGGTTCTTCATCGTCAGTTTCATTTTTTTCAGGATCTTCACTGTCTTTGGTTTTTTTCTTTTCCAAAGCAGTCAGGCGACTATCCATCGTTTTCATAAACTTACGCATATCGGCTTGAAATTTTGCATCACCTGTTTTGGTATTTTCCTCCTCAGATTCTTCATCTTCGGTTTCTGGATCTTCTTCATCCGTATCTGAAGTCTTCTTAGCCTCTTCTACTGCTTGGTCCACGGTGCGCTTAAGACCAAGCAGACTTTGATACCAAGGCTCTTTTTGTTTAGTCTTGTTAGACATAAAACTATCTCCAATAGAGCAGCGAGAACCGCAACGCCCTTTATCTACTAATGCAATATGATTAATAACAATATTGCTCTGTAACCCTTTGCCTTTACTGACTTCTGTATAATCAGCATCATAACCAAGAGAAATTTCCACTTTTCCATCTATTACAGCTTGGATCGTGTCTTTATCTGTAATAAGAAGATCTGCAAGTAAATAATCAGAATCTATTCCATCACCACGGCGAACATTCTGCCCCGTACCTTTTGAAAGCTCTTTCCAATTTTCAGGATTCACCCAATCATCAGGATGATCATCAGTGATAGGTTTGCTTTCAGCACTTGCTATAGTTTTCGGATCAAATAGAACGTCCTCTCCTCGTTGAATGAGAATTAAGCCCGTATCATCCGCTGTTACTGGAACTTCACCATTTCCGTACATAAGAGTGCCAATGCGAGCAATAGGAACATCACGGCATAGCAAATAACCTTCTGGTGTTGTTTCGCGTGTGCGACCCAGTTGCCCAGTTGTATAGATATTTGAACGATCTATTGTTTTTTGCTCTTTAGATCTTTTCTTGAACATAATCCACCTTTAAATAGGCAATAAAAAACCACCCTTTTTAGGTGGTTGGATTTGATTTATTTAGATATTGAAGGTGGTTCCCTCAGAGCCAACACCCCCATCACGACAACGAATATAACCACTAAAATCTACTGGTAATTCCAAGATGAAACTAAAATTTGATTCCCCCTCTAGCACTTTAGAATATGCGATTGGTTCGTCATCATTATCATTAGGAATTAAAGTAACGACTGAAAATGGCTTGGCCGTTCCTAAGATTGTTACTATATTGTTGGTTGCCCTTGTTACACTATCAATAGTTGGACTAGGAACAATTGATTGATTTAAAGAAGATTTAAAATACACATCGCCTTTAAGATTATCAAAACCATTTGCAGCATTAATTGTATAAAAACCTTCTATATATCCTAAATGTACTACTTCTAAAGATGCAGGAGTAAATATACTTTCTAGACCATTTGGATTAGTCACTTTAATTTGACCTATATTTGATCCTGAAACACTAAAGTTAACGTCAGGTCCATCCAAATCAATGCTTATACCCTCAAAATATCGCTTAGGCATAGCTGACAAGCAAAATGTCAGACTTCCATCATCGTGTTCCATGAAAGTTGTGTTGTCAGTTGGTGCTTGATAAGAGGTTGTTTGGACAGGAATCAATTTAAATCTATGATTATCTGTATCAATATTCGCAATATTTACAACACTTCCAGTTTTTTGAGTGTTGAAAGTTGTATCCCATGCTGATTGCAACCAAAATACAATCTCTCTCTCTGCTGCATCATAATACTGACCATCTAACTGAATATCCCAAACTCCTGATAATTCAGGGAATGTTATTGATGTAACCGCACCATCACAACTAATTAATGGCGGTGTAACTCCACACTCACCCACACCTGCAATAGTATCGTTACCATTTCCAAGCCGAATGCCGTTTGTAATTGGTTGGGCGCAACTATATTGGGGAATCACTACACCATTAACTTCATCTAGATATTTCCATATGCCAAATTGGACTGTATCGCTAAAAGTAATATCTTTCATTTATTCCTCTGGGATAACTGGTTCTGGATAGCAGCGACAGTTATAAATGCAACCTGCATGGGCACGGGTTCCACGCTTTCTATCTACAATAGGGGGAGAATCCCACGGAATGAATTGACCGTTTAACAGGTGATGATCATGGCGTACATCTCCATCTCCTGAATCGCGCCAGATATACCCATTGCTACCGATAGATTTAGCACGTACCTCTGTGAACATGGAGCTTGCTCTCGATACTTCTGTTCGAGCAATAGTGTTTGCTCTAGACTTGGTAACGTGACCAGTAGCCATAATTAAGCCAGAGATCTCACTTGAACGACCACCTTCAATCAAGGATCTTGTAGCTAAATCCTGTACTCGATTCGCAGCTTCAAGGGGTAAAGACTTAATCAAAGTTACTTGTTCTGCTAACAACTTCTGATATACAGCACCTAGATCGGTATTTCGGATCTGATCACGCAAACCCTTCGACATATCTTTCGTGTATATCATCCAAGTCTTTTCATCACGTAGAGCCACATCCGTTAACACTCGACCCGCGGCATGGTGTGCCCAAACATCTAACGACTCAGCATAACGGCGTAACGCTGTAATGATAGATGGATAGGTATTCTGATCATCAACATTAAAACCTTTAATAATTGAATCAATATAAGAAGAAATTTGTCTCAACTGTCGCCCGTATTTAAGCTCGACTTTTCGCGCTCTATTCGGAGTATGGCGATTCACTTCCATTCTCAGCACCTATATTCGGTTTCGGCGGATCGTCATTGGCTTGCTCAATATCGTCATCTGTGATACTTGACCAAATGCCTGTAACTTCACTTGATTGTCTCAACTCTTTAAGTGCTGTTTTTTCAGATACGATGCCTTGTTCAACAGCATTAATAACCGCCGTGGTTACAGTATTGGCTACCTCAGCTCTTTCTTTATCGGACATCTGCCATAAAGATGCGAAATCAAATTTGAATGATTTTGGCAGATCGTGACCTAATTCAGATAAACAAACCACTCTAATTAAAATGTGCAATAGTGATCTTAAACGGCGTTCTTGCTGCTGATTGATATTGTCATAGTAATTACTTAAGTCACTTTCACCTGTGGAGTTTAGCCCCGCAGGAGATTGTCCAAATAAACGAACCAATGGGATTTGCACTGCCCCTGAAATTTGTTGGCCAAATTGCAGCAAAATATTATCTAGCCCAGTAAAGCTATATTGATGTGTTTCAAATGAATCGCTTGCATCCATAAGGGTCATACCCTCATTTGATTGAAATTGGCGAATCTGATTAATTTGTTTCAATAATGCTTCGTATACCGCACCACCTTTGGCAATGATCTCTCGTAACTTATCAACCTTGTATGTACGTAAATGAGCCTTATAAACTAATTGCCCTGCACCAAGTGTTGCGCTATCAAAAATGGTCAATCGATCAATTAGGCGTTCAATTACTGATTGCCCCCAAAGGTTTTCCGCTATTGACTGCCAATAGGGTAAATCGACTCCATCTATACGAATAACCCGACTGTGATGTATACGCTGATTGCAAAATCCAACCGCATCAGTAATTACGTTGTAGTATTTAGGTTTTCCATAATGAGGACCGTATTCAGTCACTAAATCTTGTAATGAAGGTAAAACCATCCAACGATCTAGAACCATTAATCCTTTAAATTGACCTTTGCTGATACTGTCTAGCTTTAATGGGGTTTCAGGTCGTTGGCCATCAATCAACATAACAGCTAAACATCCGCCATATAATCGCCCCCATTTGATCGTGTTACACAACTTATCCCAGATTTCTAATCGGTCTAAGCATTGGTTAATTGCTTCAATGTCTTCTGGATTTTCAAAACCTCGTAAGGTGATTCCTTCTCGGGTCATGTCTTCCGCAACAACATCAACAACTTGACCAACCACCCAACTAGAGCGATACATTGCTTCAAGCTGTAAACGGTCACGACTTACAAAGTCAAAATTATATTGTGATTGATCATGTTGGTTTCCTGAACCCAGGCCAACTCTAGCTGCAAAGTTCTGAAAACTATCGACAGTAAATTTAACTATATTCATTTCGTTCTCGTATTAAAGCTTGCTCCAAATATCGAGAGCAGAAACTAGAGGGCAATAACAGATCATTACGGCATCTGCCCGGTTAGGAGAAATTGCGCCGTCTGGTTGTTTGTTGACTAGAATTTTTCCAACGCCATTTTTTGAATATGTTGGTTGTGAAAGCTCCATGACAAGTTGTGTCATTTCGTTTTGATTGATGTCTTTGCTAGATAGTGATATGAGCATGTCAGGGTCATATTCATGTCCATTTAGTGCCCTATAAGTGTTTTGGAAGCGTAAGCGTAAAAACCACCAAGACTGGGCTTTGAGATTTGCAAAAAAGTCTTTATTCGTGCGCTTTTCTACAATCTCGCCGTCTGGATCATTTACTGAACCTGAACCTCGGAATGGCTCAACATTGACCTCATCCCAACCTTTTTCACGCTGGTTTTCATTAATCACTCGCGCATCACCACGCACACCAGCACCAAGCCCATCTGCATCGTAATAGAGCGTTTGATATTTATCCTCTATGCAGAAATCCATCGCTTTCTGTGTTGTATAGAAAATATCATCCCCCCGACCAGACCAGGTGTTAAGCGCTTTAAGTACAATTCCATGCCGTCCTGCTAACGAGTTTTTATCTTTACCCTCATCAGCCACGTCTAATCCTGCAATTCGATCACCTGTAGGCTCAATATTGAGTTTAAGATGAGCATCAATTGCCGCTTGCACCCAAACATTGGGAATCAATACACCCTCTACCGAAGCCGCATAGTTAATATCAACTTCCTGAGCCAAAATGACAGGATCAAGTGTCGTGATTTGTTTCTCATACCACGGGTGGATCGTTTTCCCTCGTATTTCCGCCGTCCAGTTTTTATCTGGGTTTAAGCGCCAAGGCATCGTAAATACTGAATAGCGACCGCTAAACCTATCTTGATGGAATCGATTTCCTACGCCGTTTGGTGTTGAGCCTTTAATAACCACGTTAGTATTCTGAGAAATCGCAGCATCAGCGGCTTCAGGATTTTGTACAAACCCCCACTCATCAAGAAGGTACATTGAAGTACGACCACCACGTCCAATGTTGTCGCCTGCTTCTCCAGTAAGTGTTGCTCCATTTAAGGGATTAACTATCCGTAGATAATTATCATGCTCACGGCGGTTAAATCCGTTTGGCTTCATCCAGTCTGGAAGCTTCTCCAACATATCCCTAAATTTATGAAATAGGGTTTTAGGATCGCCTTTCTTATCAACCAAATCCTCTTTACGACTACCAACACCTGCGGCAAAACCGTCAATGAATAACCAGTGGTGTAGAAAGTATCCTAAGATAACGTATGACATACCCTCATCACGTGACTTTTCTATCACGCCGCCTGTTTGAGTACTTTCTCGTTCAGCTAGCCATACAGTAAGTTCAACCTGCTTAGGGCGTAATACAAAAGGTAAATTAGCTGGCAATCCAAAAGCCATACCGCGTGGATCATAAGTCCACACCCAATGATTAAACCAATGTACAGGGTCCTTTTTGCACTTTTCCAATTCAGCTTGGATATTTGATTCTGATTGTTCAATAACAGCTTTATAGTAGTATCGCCGTGTCATTTCTTTGACAATTTCAGGAAGTCTAATATTAGTTGTCCACTTTTTAATTAGTGGAGTAATTTCATCCAGTGCATAATTCATGGCTTACCGTTAATTGCTAACCGTGATAGTTCTTCAGGTGTCAGTTTTGCAAGATCGTCAAGTGATAATGGTGTATTGGTATGGTGTTGTTGAATAGGCCCGCCGTTTGCGCCCGTTATTTCAACTTTGTCTTTAAACATCCCTAAATGGCGCCCCATGTCTACTAATGCTGATCTTTTATCACTAAGTTTAAACTTAGTGCGCTTTACGTTACGAGCATCTTCGCCGCGCCCTTCTGTATATTCCTCAACTGTGATTTCGCTGATTGCTGCTGCTTGATCACGTGTAAGTGCTGAAAAATCTGTTACTGGATCGCCACCATTGGTGATAGTGATGTAATCGAGCATATTGCTAAATCCGATTTTTTCTAGCTCTTTCATCACTCTATCTTGTGTGATCTTTGTGCGTTCTGCAATTTCCGCTTCGCCTAATTTAATCGCTTCTTGAATATTAGGTTTTGTAAGGTTTTCTGCACCAATTACTGTTGCTGTTTTTTGTGAATACCCCGCACGAATTGCAGCTTGCGTTGCGTTACGATCAACCAGATATTCATCAACAAATCTTTGTTGCTTTCCGCGTAAAGCCATCTGGTAACACCTCCGCAAATATTGTGGGAAAAGAAAAAAATCGCACTTTATTTAGTGCGGTTCAAGCCTAACAACAGGCAATAAAAAAGCTCGCATAATGCGAGCTCTTAATACACAATCAAAATTATAAGGCAGCGATTACCATTTCAAGAGAAATTTTATCAGCTTCATTTAGAGGGCCTATATATTCAACACCAAATTCTTTAGTTTTATAATAAACCGAAACTACATAACTATCTTTTTCAACATGCTTTTTAATTTCTAACTTTCGAACGCTATCTAGATCCAAGTAAATTCCGTCAATAATTCTAGTTAGCATGCCTGTAATCGCAAAACGTCCATCATTACACAAAATTAGCACTTCTCACCCGAGCAAGTCAAGTTTTAACCTTTTGTCATGTCCGCAAAGGTAATACCGCCCGCAAAAAACCATTTCTCTGATTTTAGTTTGACCAAAGATAAAGCGTTCAGTCATGCTTTCATCTGAGAGCCCTTCAATCATTTTAATTAGATAGAGTTGAATGCAAACCTGTGCTGATTTACAAATCTGTTCACAACTCAAAGCATCTCTAATCAAGCTGTCAACTTGGTCATACTCAAATTCATTGATTTGCAAATATACAAACTTACCGTGACTTGATCGTCCTGAATTATCATTTTCGCGGACCAACCAATAGATTGTATTAATTTCTAAATGGTTTGGCTCGTGCCCTCCTCTCATACGATTAATTGATAAGAACGCAGCATACTGCTTTAACCATTCATCAATCGTAAATCTTGACCAGTTGATAGTTCGTATTTGTGTTACTGCGTTCATATCATTGCCCTCACTATGTTTTAACTTCTGCTAAATCAATGATCTTCAAATCGTTTTTTAAGCATCTTAGTTTCATAAGATATGCTTTTTCCCAATAAAATTTCTTGGGCGTAGGTCATTGGCGCGAGTTTGTTAATCAGTTCAATTACACTTGGTAGTTCATACGCTACGAAATAGTCGACATCAGAAGCATTGTGTAGAGCAATGATGAATTCAGGTAAGTTTGAATTGCCTTTCTGACGATAAGTTTCAATTGCTACCCCGCCGCTAATCATATGGGCACAATAAAAAGGCGATCCGCTGTCATATCCGATTGATTTCAAGTAGTCATCAAGATCATCTTTTTCTGTAAAGAAATCCTCAACCTCATACCACCCTTTGATATGGCTAAATGCCCATAATTTTTTGCTCATTAGATTTATCTCCTGTTTTTAAGTGGTTTTATAACGATTTTCTATTCAAGGGACGCTTAAACGTCTCCTCAAAATGTATCAGTAAAAACACATACTTGTACAAAAATACAAAAGCGAATATTAGCCACCGTCTCATCCACCAAACCGTTGAAAATTTTTCGTTTTTGTCTTTGACAGTGCGTTAAGTGCGTTATTTCTTTGTTTTTTCATAAAGTCCTATATATATAAATAGGAAGTTTTAGAAAAAACGCTTTTTAACGCACTTAACGCACTGCCTCTGTAGTTACAAACACGTAAAAACCTGCATATATGCAAAATATTACGTATTCGAACCGTCTCGTTAATTTTTATCCGCATCTAAATCCGCAAACTCTGCGGATACATGCACACGGATACCAAGGAAAAAACCCTTGCCATTTGATCTCTTCGTCTTAAATCTGCTATTTAAACGCCTAGCAAGTGCTCTAGAATTTGGTATGTATCTGAGTTCCCCCCTTGCCTCCGCGTACTGCTTCCAGCTTACCCACAAATTCAAAGCCGTTTCTCTATAGTCCCCCAACTCGCAACATTCACTAATCCAGTCCTTGAGCAGATCCATTTCGTCTTTGTATTCATCACGTGCAGCTTTCGTTTTGCCAGGTTCGTTCAATCCATCCTGTTGATACTCAAGAGCACCGCGTACCAACCAAGCTAAAACGCCCTCAAGCTCAGAAAGCAACTTAGCGGTTCGGTTTGGGTCTTTGGCCAATGTCTTATCGGCGTCATAATTCCTTTGAAATGGCACCATCATCAAACGCCGCCAAATACCATGATCACCGCCTTTAATGATCGGTTTATGGTTGGTCGGCATGATACTGGTCCATGTCGGTTTAAATTGGACTGAGCCCTTGGCATAAACACCACGTGCGGTGATCGACTCACCACCTGTTAAGGATTTAACCAAACCTTCTTTTAGTTCTTGGTTTTCCTCAGGTTCACTGACATAAACAAACCGCGAACCACGTAGACGAAGTAAATCCTCACGCGCACCGCCTGCACTGCTCTTACCTGCACCTAAAAAGGTTTCTGCAGGAGTCATCTTGGCGTAGTCACCAAGTGCTTTGAAAATGGTTGTAAGGATTGTGGATTTACCGTTTGAACCATCACCGAATGGGATGATCATTAAATTTTCTTTAGGATCACCAAGGATTGAGTAGCCCATCAAACGCCTAAAGAAATCTGCCATTTCCTGATCACCAAAAAAGGCATCCAGCACCGTGGCTTCAAATAATGGGCATTTAGCCTTAGGATGATATTCAACGCCTGTGCTATTGGTGATCAATAAATCCTGATTAGGTTTGACCAAATCGCCAGTGCGTAAATCTACCGCACCATTGGCACAACCAAGTAGATAAATATCGCTATCCAATTCATTAAATGGCACAAGCACACGCGGATCTGACTGAGCAAGTGCAACCATGTTTTTAACCATGAAAGCCTTTTGACTTGCTGCACAGAATTGGTAGAACTCTGCACGTTGCGCATCGTCATCAATTTTCTTGGCTTCATCACCTAAGGCTAAAACAGTTTGCTTTGCATATTGCTCAAGCACTTTGCTAACACACGGTTCCCAATAAACACCGTTCCACCGATACCAATGTTCAGTTTCAGCCACGAACATAATTTCAGTGCCATAGGAATCCAACATGCGGGAAGCATTACCAAATTCGGTCATCGGGCGTTTCTGGGCATCATCCAGTGCGATTTGCACCTTCTTACCGCCCATAGCAATATTGATTTCACGCGCTGAAATACTGATTTTTGATAATTGTTTAAATCGCTGTTGTAAAAGCCCTGAAAGTTCTACCCGTAAAGCAACGTCAGTACCTGCAACTTTGCCCGCTTCTTTAGCGATTACTTGCAGCAGCTCTTGAGTATCACGGCAATCGAGAATTGAATTTTTAATGTCGGCTAGAATTTTGCGTTTTTCTAAACGTATTTTTTCTTTCTTAGATTCACGTCCGACTTTAAGTAGCCAATGCGCTGTGATGATATTTGAACCTGTTTGTTCAAATGTCCCCCATCGATATTCGTGGTCTTCAAACGAAGAATAGTTACTTGCCGTTGCTGACCAATCGTTCCAAAGCTGCAAAGCATCGCCACTAGCATTAAACTCATGGTGCATAGACATGCCCACGCGTAACCAGGTCTCGAAATCCTCATTGTCGATATATTCCAAATATTTTTT